TGAAGGACTTAAACTAGGACTCAAGCTAGGACTAAGCGAAGGCGATAAGCTCACACTTGGACTAACTGAAGGACTAATCGAAGGACTTAAGCTTGGTGACAAGCTTGGTGACAACGAAGGAGATAGACTTACACTAGGAGAAACACTAGGACTGATACTAGGACTTAATGACGGAGACAAGCTAGGACTTAGTGAAGGAGACAAACTTACACTCGGACTAACTGAGGGACTAATAGAGGGTGATAAACTCGGAGATAAAGAAGGGCTGAGAGATGGTGATAAACTCACACTAGGGCTTACTGAAGGTGAAATACTAGGAGATAGACTAGGGCTGAGTGAAGGAGATAAAGATGGACTTAGACTAACACTAGGACTTACACTAGGTGAAATAGAGGGAGATAGACTAGGAGATAGACTAGGACTGAGTGAAGGAGATAAACTTACACTTGGGGAAACAGAAGGACTTATACTCGGAGATAAGCTAGGTGAGAGGGAAGGGCTTAAACTGGGAGATAAAGAAACTGAAGGACTTACACTAGGACTTATCGAGGGCGACAAACTAGGTGAAAGACTAGGCGATAATGAGGGTGATAAGGAAACACTGGGTGATACTGATGGACTGATACTAGGTGATAGACTAGGAGACAGTGATGGACTTAAACTAGGTGACAAAGATACTGATGGAGATACTGACGGACTTAATGATGGGGATGTAGACCCCCCTAAATCTGTTGCAAAATTAACTTCATTTCCATAAACATATCCATCTGTTGCTTGGTAAACCCATGCACGAACATAATAAGTTGTGTCTGGAGATAGGCTTGTCATTGAATCATCAAACACTCCAGCACTATAATCTCCTGTTGATGTTGAGTAATTAGCGTAGTCTGAATTTTCTGGAGCTGGAGCTAAATCAACATTAATAACTTTAATTAAGTCAAGAGCCATATCACTTCTATAATCACGCCCTCTAACACCACGAAATCTTATAGCACTATATGTATCTGTACTAAAATCTTCTGATTCATCTGTCCAAACGTCTCCCTGGTCTCCACTTTTACTCCAAATAGTTTCCCAAGTATCAACATTATAGCCTTCAAGAAATAGGTCTCCCATATCCGAACCATACATATTTAAACCAAATGTAACACGCCCTATAGCTCCTGTTGGAAAAGTTCCACTATATTCAAGTATAGATTCATCATCTGGATTCTTGCCAGTTGCCTCTGTATAAATAAAGACACTTCCATCATAATCCTGTGTGCCTCCACCAGAACCAGGACCTGTTTGACCACTCCCAGTTGTTCCTGTTTCTGCTTGCCAATCAATAGCATTACCACCTGCATTTGTCCAGTTTCCTTCAAAAGATTTATCACCATCTCCTTCTGCTTCAAAACTATCTGAATCTAATTCGGTTATTTCAATTTCTGGTAAATCCTGTGTTGCTTCGTCCCATACAAAACCTCTTTTATCTACATTTTCAGCACCAACAGAAATAATAGTTCCATTTCCAGTAGCAGTGGTCGAAAGTATATCATCTACTGCCTGTGTAGTTACTACTAATAGTGGAGTATAAGTAGCATAAATAGAATAATCTCTATTACCAGTTGAAGCTGACTCTGTCCACGGGTCTTCTCCTTTTCTAGTTGCATAAGAACCAGCAGCAGTAGTAGTTTCAAAATAACGATTTCGAGAAACTAATGTATCATAAGAAACAAATACCCTTTTTCCTGCTGCCACAATATCTTCACCATTTCCTAACGCTGCTAATACATAATCATCTGCTGATAATTCTTCTGAAGAAGCATTTATTTGATACCACGCCTTAGCTACTGTTGCTGACAAATCTAATTCTTCTACACCTACAACTAAATCATGTGAACCAGAACCAGCACTATCTTCCCTATAAAGAGCAAGAAATATATCTAAAGTCTCAGTAGCAGAACCATCATTAGATAGATTTACGTGCATACTATCAAGTGTTCCTATTGAAGCAAGATTAAATGTATTACCACCCATTGCAGAATACTGTGAATTTTGAGCAATAGTAGTTGCACTCCCCCCTTCACTTGTATAACCAAAAGTTTCACCAGTGCTTCTTATTGGATAAATAGCAGTATCTAGAAAATCTTGTGGAATAGTAATTGTTTGGATACCAGTTTCTGTATCTATGTGCATTTCTTCCCAAACCCATTTCCCAACAGCATCAGTTATTTTAGGTCTATAAATATGAAATGCTTTACCACATTTATAATCCATTCCAGTACTATCATTAATTCTACCTTTAGTCTTGTGGTAAACAGCATAAGAGCCAATTACATTTTCTGGTCTATAACAACCTTCATCTTTTTCTTGTTGAGTAAGTTCTGATTGATAAAAGAAATCTAAACCTTTAGTTTCAATAGAAAACTCCAAAACATTACTTTTTGGTTTCTCTTTTAAAATTATCTCAAATTCATAACCACCTTCTTTTAATTCATCACTAGGTGGTAATTCATAAAAGTTAATCTCTTTCTTAGAATTAGAAATCTTAATCTTACCCTTATCTAAAACATGAGTTTTATTTTCTAACTCATTGTCAATGAACCTAAATGAAGCATTAACTTCATTATCCCATCTCTGAATTTTAATCTGTGGTTTGAAGTCGAGTTGTTTACTATCACCAATTTCAACATTAATCCTATCTTTAGGATTATCTTTTAATGTTGCTGAATATGTATTATTATTTAACCGATAATTCATTTTAATTTATCTAAATCTTCGTCTGTCCAACCAGGAATCGGCCAGAATTTTTCAATGAGCCACGATAAGGGATGAATTGCTTTATCCCATTTATTATTAAAAAATAAGTCTTTAGCATATCGCTTGGCTTTCTGAACGGCCCTTCCTTTATTCTCGTAAGGGAATCCAAAGTCTCCACCCTGAGTCCTAAACATGTGAGCATACCAAGTCTTTTTATTAACCATTACTTTTCCACCCGATAGCCAAGTCTTACAAGCAGTTTCTATTCCTTGTGAACCCCAACTGCCAAAGGCTTCATCACATATATTAAGTTCCCAATATTTCTTACGGGTTAGCATAAAGCAAGAACCCTGTAAGGACATTGTTTCTGATATTTCTCTCCTACCCTGTAATCGTTTATTCCATTGTCTAAAGTATTGAAAGTGTGGTTCTGGGTCAAAACAATAAGAATTGCTTTGTGGTCTCTCTTTGCCTATCCACATCATTTTTCTATGTATCTTTTTCTTTTCACCACAATCAGGACATTTTTCAGGTGTTGGACCTTGATACTTTTTCCAACCGCACTTATAACATTTCCAGTCAAACGCCCATAGATTCCTCATAGTCGGAACCATTGTCCAGTCATCGTGCATTTCAGCAATCATTTTGCGGTCAAAACCTTTATCAAAAGAGCAATGAGCATCTACCTTCATTACATACTTTGCCTTGCTTAATTTACAAGCTAGGTTAGTTGCTGCTCGTTGACCTATTGATTCAGGAAGATAAATTACATTTACCCTCTTGTGTTGTGGTATTGCTGGTTTAGCCCACTCGCCATCTAAGACAGCGATAACCTCCGTGTCTGCTTCTATATTTTTTAAGATGTCATCTATAGTCCTCTTGAGGAAAATTTCGTGCCTTGCGGGAATAATGATACTAAGTTCCATCCTGGTATTTTATTAATGTTTATTTCTCTCCACCATGTTGGTTTATGTTTAAAATCCTCTAGTCTTATTTTTGGACTTGAGTATGTACCTTTATGTCTAATATCTATATTAGGAAAGTCTGACTCCCAAATGTTAAAATCATCATTAGTGAGACCTCCACGTTTCTTTTTTTTAGTTCCAGGTTCATATCCCCATCGTCTAGCTAATTTTGGTTCTCGGCTTTTAAATTCATCTAATCCGTGTTTCTCTATGTTTCTTTGTCTCATTTTATAATGGTCTAGGGTAAACTTACGATTGGCACACATACAGGAAAGTGAGTACATTCTAGCATGACGAATTAATGTATCTGAACCAAGCCACCATCTCCAAAGATTATTATTATAATAAAATATATCATCTTTTAATGGAGTAAAATTAAAGTGTGAGGGATGATAAAGTACATCATGTTCACAGAAAAAGACTACATCGGCTGTTGAGGCCTCTAATGCAGTTATTATCTGTTTCATCATTGTCAGGTAACCACTCTGTCCTTTTACGACTGTATTCTTACCAAAGTTTATTGGTTTAAGGGAAGTGCTTACAACAGGTAAACCACTTTTAAGTATTTGCCTTTGGACTAAATGAAAAAGGTGTTTATCTAGTCTGTTATTTGTATAATATATAATTTCTACCATGTTTTAAACCACATCCAACTCCTGTATTTATCACGCTTCTCTCCTTCAAAAGATTTTTTGTGAGCACCGAGTACATACCATTTATTTATAAAAAACGCCTTTGTATACGCATCTATAACATATCTTGTCTGTAATATATATGGCTTTCTCCAGTGCTTAGGTTGATGGGTAAAAGCATAATCATGTCCAGCAATAATCCCACCCTTTCGTACTATCTTTGACCACTCATATATATCATCTGTAACATATTTAAAACCGTGATGTCCGTCTATATAAACAAAATCTATACTCTCTTCTTCAAAGTCTTTAACGGCTTCCATTGAGATTTTTTTAATAAGAGTACATTTAGGATATATCTTAGTATTCTTTTTTGCTGCTTTGTAAATATCCTTCTGACGATTTTTAAAATCCTCATCAACATAATAATCTGGATAGGATTTCCACGGGTCAACACCATACATGGTAAACCCATAGTAACAAAGCCGTCTTAGAAAATGTGCTCTTTGTACACCAATCTCCACTCCAACCTTATAACCCATATCTCTAAAGAATCTTGGTAATTGTCTTCTGCTACAGTTAGGTATCTCTATCCTTCCTTGTTTATTTGCTGGTAAATCTAACCCTTCTTTTATGTGCATAGGCGTTTTCTTATATCTTTAGCTTTTCCCCAGTAGGGTAATTCATAAAATTTCGTAGGACCAGTTGAGGTATGGTGTCTCATTCCCTGACCAGTTTTAATTGATATATTCGGATTCTTAGTTTCAAAATATTCCCAACCATCAAAGAATTTCTTTCCCCATTCTTTGGGCCAATTCTTTAGTGTAGAATCCCACCGTGGTGCATCTCCGAATAATTCATTTAATCTCTTTAAGTAAAACTTTCTGCCGATTATCATTGAAGATATAACGTGTTTCTTTTTACAAAAGTAGTCCCGATGATATTTAAGAACATAAATATTAGAATTGCGATAACAGACATCTAATTTTGGTGGTACCCATGTAAAGTAATCTGGCGAGTATAGACAATCTGCTTCTGTTGCAATCACATAATCTGTCGTAGCTGCCTCACAGGCAATCTGAATCTGCCGACATACGTTATAGCCCGATGTACCAACATCACCCACACATATATTCTTCCCTAATTTTATTGGTTTCTGGGATACACTAACGATTGGAATATCTCCAGCTTTTTTAAGAAGGTCTGCTTGAATCTTTTTTTCAAACTCAGGATTCTCTCTGTTAGAAGTATAATAGATTATTGTCATACCTTTCTTACAAAAATTGTCTTATAACCTAAATGTTTCATTATTGCACACCTATGGTTGCCATCAACAATTCTATTCTCATGACCAACAATTATCGGTTTTAATAAACCATTTTTCTTAACACTCTTATATAATTCTACCCTTTTGTGCATATACTTTATCAGTCTATCTACTGGCCACGATTTTCTTCTATACTTTTTGAGTCGTCTATAATATTCAGTTTTTATAGGACTAATTCCTTTATCTAAATCTCTAAAAAAACCTCTTTGTTGACGGTTTCCATTATCTAAAGTATCTATCTTTATTCTATCTATGAAACGGCTTTTAAAACACAAACCCCATAGTTGTCTTGGGAATGGGTCATCCTTAGAGGAAACCTCTATGGTTTTTACTTCATCCCAATTCTTAAAATAACTTCTAATATCATCTGGAGCGGCTGAAGCTTTACATAACACACGATTCTTTTGTGCAGTAACAATTATGCAATAACGGGTTTTGACCTGTAGTTCATCTAAATATCTTAACCACGGCTCAACAAGAAGATAATAATGTGAATTAGCTAATATGGTAAAATCAGATACAGGAAGATAATCTATACTTCTTTCCATATATCTACGTTGTATATCATACTTACCACCGTTCTTTTCCCGATAAGCAAGTGCTTTCCCAAATGCTTCTCTGTTGGCATCTACTCCAATTACTTTACTAAACCCCTTATCCTCAGCGAGTTTTAAAAATAATCCAGCATTACATCCCATATCAACTAAGGTCATTTCCTTACAACTCTTAGGCAAGAATGGTAAAACAAAGTTATCCCACTTTCCCTTATTCCAGAATTTACTGCCTTCCTCTTGCTTGTCTCGTTTAGACATTTCTCCCCCTATATATTGATAATTACCAAATTCTTTCATATTTTCCACTTCGCCTTAATTTCTTTATAATAATCATTCCATTTATCCAGTGAATACTTCCAGCCATCCATTGCTTCTGCCTTTCCGTAATTGTGAGTTCTAGCATAACTTCTGTGCTTATGAGCAAACCAGGTATTCTTATTAAGCATCAATCTACCGCCAGCCTTCCAAGTCTTAAATACCATTTCGTGTGAGTCCTGATACAGCGGTCCATAACCCTCTGTCTGAAGTTCCCCAATAACCTTTTCCCACCAGGACTTCTTCATTATCCAGCAACTTCCTTGCATAGCCATAGTCTCATCAATCTTAATGTCTTTTCGTTGTTTATCTCTGCTTCTCCATCTATATCCAGCAAATTTTATACCATTTTGGATAATAAGTTTCTCGTAATCCATTGGTTCCTCATCCATTACCACCCAATCTACGGGATTAAGAAAATATCTTCTAGCGGTAACAATCCAATCATCTTTACAGGTTTCAGTTATAATACGGTCAAATCCTTTAGCAAACATACAGTGTTCATCTGTTCGCATAATATAATCACCTTTTGCAATCCTAACTCCAGCATTAATAGCTCCTCTCATTCCTCTATTTTTTCCTAAGTGTAGAACTTTAACTCTTGGGTCTCCCCAAGTCTCTGTCCAATAACCATCTAAAACAACAATAATCTCAAACTCCCCCTCAAAGTTTTCTAAAATAGATTCAACTGTCTTATGAAGTAAGGGGTCCTTATAAGACGGTATTATTACACTAACCATTTATAGAACATCCTCATACCTTCTTCAAATTTTATTTCTGGTTCCCAATTAAGTAATTCTTTAGCTTTCTTCAGGGAAACTTGTTGGTCTGTAAAATCATCTTTCCTAGGTGGAATATACTTTACTTTTCCTGCTCCAAACTTCTGAGCAATCCAGGCAATATCATTAATTGAAATCTTTTCACTTCCAGCTAAATTTATTGTTTCTCCTACAATCTTCTTATCAACTATCAAAACCAATGCTCTAACTAAATCATCAATATGTACGAAATTTCTTGATTGTGTACCATCACCTGTAATATTCATATTCTTTCCTCTAATAGCAGCATCTATAAATATCTGAACACACATATCCCCTCTCATATCTTTATCCAGGCTTTGTCCGTAGACAGTTCCAAATCTTAATATATTATATTTTAAGCCCTTGGCTAATCCCCACATCTTTATAAGATATTCACCAGAAGCCTTTGACATAGCATAGGTGTCTAGAGGGTTTATTAATCTGTCTTCCCTTGATGGATATTCCAAGGGATTTCCATAGATACAGCAAGTTGATACAAACTGTAATAAAACTCTTTTCTCAGCACATATCCTAGCTACATTATTTGCTCCCACTATATTAACCTCATAGGTTTCTTGTGGGTGTCCATCAGTATAGACTAATTCTGCTAGAGCCGCTAAGTGATACACCATATCCTTTCCCTCTATTGCTTTTTCAATCTCTTTCTCATTTAAAATGTTTCGAGGTAAATCATAAGTTTCTACCTCATGTCCTTTTTTTTCTAAGGCAAGAGTTAATTTAGAGCCAATATAACCTTCGCCACCAGTAATTAATATTTTCATATTATCCTCTTTTAATTTCTTATTTGAAAAATTGTATAATTTATTTCTTTTGCTGCGGCACAGGCTACATAAATAAATTTATCAGCAGACATTCTTATATTCATTGCCCCTCTTACGCTTACAATGGGTATTCCCATACCTATAACCCCACCAACTACTATTGTTGTTGAATTACCCCATACCATATCAGTATTACTTCTATTCCCAAGCACCAATACATAATTGTAATCTGGTACACTAGCAGCTGCTGGAATCTGGGTAGCTGTATTTGCCACTAGAGCAATTTCATAATCAGCATCTTTATCTCCATCGGTTCCCAACACCATCTGACCTGGATGTTTAATCCAACTCTCATCTTTAGCATCCCAATATAAACCCCCCCGTATTTTAATGTAGGGGAAGTTATCAGTATCCGTTGAATGTAACTCTAATTCGTGTGCATCTAATTGTGTTGCTTCAGGTTTTGCCATATAATATATTCTTCTTTTTTTCCTCCAATAATCTTTGTGGTTTAATTACTTTCTTAATCCACCCGTGAACCTTTTTAAATTTCTCTATTGTATCTAACTTAGAATCTAATCCCATTGATAACATCAACTCTTCAATTATTGCCCTATAAGTTCCAAGTGAGTTTTCTAATAAATTATTCTCTATTTCCCCTTTAATAAAATCATCAATTTCTTGTGCATAGGTATTATAAGTCTCAAACCCATCTTCTATTCCAAAGTATTCTAAACCATAAGGCTTCTTTTGAGAAACATAATATTCCTCTAAGTTAGTAGCCTCTGGAAATTCCATTCCAAATAGAACCTGTGCCCCTTCTGGACTAGCGAAGCTCTGGGGGGAGGAATTGCTTGGGTGGCTCCCTATCGGGGTCGTAATTCTTGATGGATTCCTTGATGGCGTCTGCCCATTTTCTGGCATTTGTTTCTAAATTAAAATCTTTTTTAACTAAATTATATCCATTAACACCCAACTTCTTTCTGAGTTTCTCATCTTTTATTAAAAGCTCAATCTTCTCTACCCACTCATCTGTGCCTCTAGCAAAGAGAATATTCTCTCCTTCCGTAGCAGTATCCTTATAATGTCCTACTGGTGATGCTATTACTGCGTTCTTTCCTGATGTCCAATATTCTAGAAGTCTAAGATTTGATTTAGCCCTATTAAAGAGTCTATCCCTTAATGGTGCTAGACAAATATCTGGCTCAAGTGAATTTATAAGGTGAGGATACTTTTCTGGTTTTATCCAGTCTATTAATTTTACCCGTCTATTATAAGGTCTTCCCTTACCTATACTCGGTAGAAATCTGTTCTGATAAAAAGTAACATCAGGATATTTCTTTAATATTATATCCATTGCTCTTTCAATCAATTTCAAACTATCTAAATGTCCAGCAGAAGCTGAGAACATTATTCTAATACCCTTATGCCCTTTTCTTTTAGCCATATTCCTTTTAGAAAAGTCTATTGAATTGGGACACTCATAAGTTGGAGCAAAGGTACTGTAATAATTTTTTAAAAATGGTGTTGATACGATATATCCATCAAATAAACCTTGTGTCATTCTAGCTACTGTGTTTGGGTCTTCTGGAGTATTTTGTTGTTCAAGTTTCTTTTCATTGTACGATAGACTTCCTGGATTTGAACCTGGAACATCCCATACATAATCATCTGTTTCTTGTAAAATTGGTATCCCATACATTTTAAGAGCCATACCTAAGGCTAAAATACTGACAGTATCATATCTCTGCATTATAATGGCATCTGCTTTTGGTTTTACTCCTATGTTACCAAGAGCTTTTGTAAGTTTGTAAGCACACTTTGGTACACCCTTTTCATCTGGGTGTAAATCTAACCATGTTTCTTTTTTATTTCCGTATGGACTAAATGGATTTACTATAATTTTTGCTAGACCTAGCTTCTCTAGCATCTTTGCAGGTTTTATCATTCGGTAATACCCTACACCATCTTGTTGCGTTATGTAGAAGAATATTGTTGGTATTTTTTTCATGTTAATAGATATTTAATTTCTTGATAAGGATTATGTTTAGGTAGTAATGGTATCTCTGCTGGTTCTTTATCTTTGAAAATCTTATATGTATCAACTATTCTCTTAGCATTTGGTGCTACAAGCATTCCCCAACCTCTATCAGTTATCTCTGTCCATTCTGTTACAGAACGAATTATGATACTCTTTTTTAAGAGCCAGTAAGCTTCCCTTTGTACTCCACCTGAATCTGTAATGACCATACTTGAATTAAATATTCTTTCTAGTGTTTTTTTTCTTGTTTGAGGTTTTACTATCTCTATATTCTTGGGTACTTTTAATCTATTCTTCTTTATTATTCTTGCTGTGTGTGGATGTAAAGGAAGATAGATTGGTAAGTCTATTAACCCAAAACCTTCTAATATTTCTTTTAAGTTATCAGGTTCTAAATTCTCCTGTCTATGCACGGATGCAAAGATAAATTTTTGAAAGTCTTTTGCTCTTTTAATTGGAGTAAAGTAATTCATTGACCAATATAGTTGGTCTCCTACATAATAGGAATTTTTACCCAATCCTTCTTCTTGTAGGTTTTCTATTGCGTGATGTGTTGGACAAAACTTATATGAAGCTAATGTATCTGCTACAATACGGTTAGTTTCCTCTGGCATTGATTTGTCATAAGAGCGTAATCCTGCTTCAACGTGTCCAAAAGGTATATTCTCTAGTGAACAAGCTATTGCTCCTGCTAAGGTGGAATAAGTATCACCATAGACCAAGACTACATCTGGCTTCTCTTTTTTTAAGACATCCCTTAACTTATCTATCATTTTCCCTACCTCATCTGAAGTACAACCTAAATTGTATTTGGGCTTAATCTTCATTTCCTTAAAGTGTTGACCCGCCATATTCTTATCATAATGCTGACCCGTGTCAACAATTACATCTGATAAGTTTGGGTCTAGTTTGAATATCTGTGGTCTAGTCCCACAAATACTTAGTATTTTCTTTTTCATATATCCTCCTTATATATTAGGTTGTTCTTTTTTATCTCCAATATAAGCCATAAATCCTTTACCGAACTTATGATTTTTCTTTACTATCTTATTTTTTATCAAATATTGCTGAATCCACTTTATGGACTTTTGTCGTGCTCCACTTACTTCATTACTATAACTCAATGAGTTTCCTGGGAATCTAAAATATTCATATAGTCCTTCATTTAAGGCTACATACTTAGCACCCATCTGGTGTAAGAGTATATGGTGCATCCAGTCCCAAGCGTTTTTAGCTTCTTTGGGAAAAACTACCTTCTTTAATAGACTTGCTTTTGCAAAGATAATTCCTGGAATATATTGTTCTGTATAAATTCTATCTGGTGTCCACTCCTGAACTGTCTTATATCTCCTAGCTGTTGTCGGATTTATAGCGTGTTTTGCTATCAGATATAATCCGTGATAGAGCACGTCTGCGTCTCCTATATTTGCTAAACACTTATCTATCCTGTCTGGTAAGGACATATCATCTGAATCATGAAACATTATATACTTACCCCTAGCCTTCATAATCCCTTGCCTATATGCTGCTACGACTCCCATGTTCATTGGGAGGTAAACCTTTTTGATTCGCCTATCCTTCCTTATATTACTTTCATCAATATCCTGTAAGTGAATTGTATTGAGTAACTCCTGGGTATTGTCTGTGGAACAATCATCTACTAAAATTAACTCCCAGTTTGTAAAGCTCTGGTCTATGATAGACTGAATTGATTGTCCTAATGTTTGTGCCTTGTTATAGCAAGGACAGACTATTGATACTAATGGTTTACTCATAGTTTTATAAGATAAGCCCATTTATCTCCCATGCCCCAGCGTTTCCTTACGTTAAAGAGTTTCTTATAATCATGATTGAAACAATAATTATCAGTAGGTACAAAATCCTTTGGCTCTATAAGCAAGAGATTCTTACCAACCTTCTTTAAGGCATCTATCGCTTTCTGTATATTTTCATGTGGTACGTGTTCTAGTGTTGTGTAGCAGAATAATAAATCAACTTTGCCTTCCATGTGTTTATCAACTTCTTCAACCGAACTAATAAAGAAATCTTTTTTAGGAAATCTCTCATTACAAATTTCTATCAGTCGTTCTGATATATCAAATCCACTATATTCCTTATCATCAAACATCGAAGTAAATCTTCCATTACCACAACCTACATCTAATACAGAATCAAAGCTAAGTGATTGTATTATCCCTCGTAGCTTGTCCTTTTTTACTACATCTGTTTCGGTTTGTTCGTTCCAAGCGTCTGCTCTTTTATCCCAATATCGTTTCTCATTATAAGTACAATACTCCTTGATAGTATTTCTATACTTATCAGCATCTAACCATTTACGATAATGTTTAGCACCCTCTTCATTGAGGGGTTTCTCTAATACTTTATAGATTGCAGCTTTAAGTTCTTTTAATAATTGAGGCATTGTGCCTTGATTATTATGTCTCTTGCCAAACTCAAGCAAACTATAGTGGTCAGCGTGTGGCATCTTAACCGTAGTCAAAGCATTTCTACCTGCACCTATCCATTCAGCTACGCTAATTGGCAAGCCATCGTGTTGGGTTATCCTTATAATCGCAGATGTTTCTTTTATAATATCTTGAACTCCATCTACATAACCCCAATTCTTATAATTCTTTGCTTTTACTGGGGCAATCTCTTGTATATTACCGAATACATGGAAATCTACGTCTGGCATCATGTGTATTAATCCTTTTTCTTTACCAAGTCCTAGAAAAGCGTGCCTGAAGTAAAACAATTCATTTGCTTTCGGAATATATATTGCTATTGCTTTCTTCTTTGGTAATGGTTGAACGTCATACCATTTCTTTGGTGGGAAAGGTACAACATCAGATTCAATACCTAATTTTTTTAGTTCTAATTGTGTTGCTTCTATTTCAGAGAATACTTCACAAGTCCTTAAAAATGCTCTTACAGCAACAAGTCTCTCTAGTGTCATCTTGTGTAGTGTTAGAATATCAGAACCTATAAAATGTATTAATCTTTTACCCCTACTTAGTGGATATACTCCATCCCATTTTCCACTTGCCCTTAAAGCATTTACTTTTGGCAAGAATTTAGGAGACATGAATAGTCCCTTGGCATCTTCAAAGTTATAACAGAAGAATCCTACTACATAAATTACATTATAATCATGTTCTTTATATGGTGGGTACTCTTGATAATCAGCATCTAATACTTTAGCTACAGCTTTTCCATGAAATTTAGCCCAAGGAGCAGTAACACAAAGCTTAGATTCTGGTATGTTATGTAATGCTTTTATCTGTTTTATCCTACCTAACCAATTTCTTGAAGAATCAAATGATAAGCCACCTTCGTGCGGTATGGTTGTCTCGAAGAATAGGGAATTATAATATTTTCCTTTAGCCCCATAATCTACAACCACAGATAACCAGAAGTCCCAATCCTGTAAGGATTTAACCTGGGGATTCCATAAACCGTCTTTCATACCCATTTTCTTAGCAGCTCCCCAATAGACCTCTTTTCTTAAAGGATAAGAGCCATCTATATAGTTAGCAGTCTTTAATTCACGAACATCAAAATCTTGTGAATGGTAAGGCATTACCATCCTTCCACCATCCCAAGTAGGTTTGTTTATTTCATTATCAACGAACGAATAACCACCATATATAAATCCACAATCAGGATTCTCATCTAGCATTTGCATCCATATTGTAAGAAGCCCTGGCTTTAAGAACGAATCCGCTGGTAGAAACGAATACACATCGCCTGTAGCGATTTTTGCCCCCTCATTCCGAGCATGACAAGCCCCACGATTAGACCCGAAATATACAATTTTAATCTCTTTATTGTTTTCATATTTTTTTAAAATTTTCTTAGTATTATCTGTTGAACCATCATCAACTAAGATTAACTCTTTATTTTCGTAATCTTGGTCTAGAAATGTCTCAATGTGTAGTTTTAGTGTGTCTCCATCATTATATGATGGTGTGATTACACTTATTTTTTTGTCCTCCATATTATTTTTTCTTCTTATTTGTTAAGCTCCAATTCTTTGTTATTTTTTTGATAACCCTTGCTGGATTACCAGCTACAAGTGTATAAGGTGGTACATCTTTTATTACTAATGCTCCTGCTCCTACCGCAGCATACTCACCTATAGTGATACCACATAAAATAGTAGCATTTGCTCCTATAGAAGCACCCTTTTTAACAAGAGTTGGAATCATATTACCTGGTGGTTTAGGCTTAAAGGCCCTTGGGTTTAAATCATTTGTGAATGTTGCACTTGGACCTATAAATACATCATCTTCTAAAGTTACTCCGTAATATATATTTGTATTACATTGTATATTACATCTTTTCCCAACTTTTCCGTTAGGAAAGATAACACAATTATGTCCTATCCTTGATTCTTCTCCAACTTCACCACCTTGTAAAACCATGTATTGGAAAAAATCTTGTGCTTGTGTCATATTATTTTTCCCTCCAATTATTTATAAAATTAGATACTTCTTCTACTTGTTCTTTTTTCATATCAGCCCAAAATGGTATAGAAATCATGTACTGTGCCATTTCCTCAGCTATCGGTAAATTTTGTTTTGTATAAAATGCTGGTTGTCTATGAATAGGATTAAAATGTTTTGATACTTGTATTCCTTCTTCTTTTGCGTATTTATAAAATTCTCTAAAATTCTCTATCCATACCTGATAGATATATCTACTCCAATTATCTCGTTTATCTGAAACTAAATATTTATCATATAATTTTTTAACCTCATCCCGTTTCTTATTTGTTTCATCTAATCTTTTAAGCTGAGATAGTGCTAGGGCTGCGACCAAATCAGACATATAGTAATTCCACCCAGGAGTATGAACAGTAAATTCAAAACTATTATTACCATAAACTCTCCCATTGTTTATTAATGTCTTTAAAAAATTATATTGTTCTTTTGAGTTAGTGGTTATCATTCCACCTTTACCAGTAGCCAAAAGTTTAGTAGCATGAAATGAAAACAACCAAATAGCTTCTTTATTTTTTTGTGTAACGCCCCATTCAAGTACATGAGCAGAATCAACAATAATACCTTTATCAGTTACAATATCATAAGCCTTACCTGCTACCCAACCATCTCGGAAATTTATCTGAACTCCCATCTGTTTAGCTGCATTAGCTATCGAGATATAAGTTGCTGACGGCATATTCATAACTGTCGGTTTCAACATCTGAAGAACTGCAATAAATCCAGAAGTACAACTATCAACTGCGATAGCGTACTTAGAACCTACATATTCTGCAAACTCTTCTTCTAGCACTGTAACTATTTTCCCTCCAGCTAACTGACCAGAGAGTAATTGTTCTGTTACCGCCTTAGCATCACTTTTTGTGATAGGTGGTCTTAGTAGTGGTATCATATTATCCTCCTAAATTATTAACTAATTCTATTGCACTATGGGTATCTTCTATAGAGTTACCCCTACCTTCTAATATCTCTTTATAAACTTCTGTATGTAAATCAGTAAATCCATCTGTGAAATCTATCTCCTCATCATCTATTAACATAAACCTTTTTGGTTCATTGCCTTCTATGGATAGTCTCCAGGAAACCTCAGCCTTCTCTAGGGTTAAACTTCCAGTTATCTCCTTATAATATTTATTACGGGTAAACAACTGAACCTCTCCAAATAAGTAGATAAGCATATCAAAGAAATGTATTCCTATATTCATTGCCATTCCACCAGACAACTCAGGTTTAGCTTTCCAGGAAACGTCATACCAATTACCTCTAGGAGTAAGGTAATCTAAATAAACTTTAACTTTTTTTTCTGAACTATATTCTCTTTTCTTTAACTCTTTTATCTTAGGGTGTAGTCTAAGCTGTAGGACTGGATAAACTTTTCTACCAGTCTCTTTTTCAATATATCTTATAGACCAAATATTATCAGGGTTAATGACTAACGGTTTCTCGCAAATAACATTTGCACCACTTCTAAGGCCAAGCCTGATATGAGAATCGTGCAAATAATTTGGGGTACAAATGGATACATAATCTACGGGGTTATTTTGTCGTTTTAATTTCTCTAGATGTCTCTCAAATCTTTCTATCTCTGTAAAGACATCAGCGTTAGGGAAGTAACTGTCAAGTATCCCTAATGAATCATGTTTGTCTACGGCAGCTATTAGCTGACCGCCTACATCCTTAATTGCTTTTAAATGTTTTGGGGCGACATACCCTCCTGCTCCTATAAGAGCAAACTTTTTCGCCATATAATATATTCCTCTAAATGTTTCTCAAAATTTGTTGATGGATTAAAACCTAATCTTTTGGCTTTATCGATTCCTGCACAGAGCCTCCTGACTTCCCCTGGTCGTGGTTTTGTATGTATCGGTTCAGGACATCCCGTATAACGTCTGATAAGTTCTGCGATTCTATTAACGGTGACAGTGTAACCTGAGCCCACGTTAATCGGCTCTCCTGGTATTCCTTTCTCGGCAACCAATTCATATCCTGCCAAAGCGTCAGTAATCCAGATGTAATCTCTTTCTTGTTCTCCATCGCCATAGATAATTGGGGGTTTATTACGTAGTGCTCTATCCGTGAATATGGAGATAACTCCTCCGTAACTATCAAACCTTTGGTAAGGTCCAAACGTGTTAAAATTTCTAAGTATGCGGACATCCACGGAGTAGGCATCTGAGTACGACTTGCAGAGTCTATCAGCACCGACTTTCGATGCTGCGTAGATGCTTTGACAGTCGAGGGGGTGTTCTTCTGTGATTTTTTCGGTTTGCGAACTGCCATATACTTCACTGGTTGATGCGAATATCATTCGCTTTCCGTGCTTCCTACACGCCTCTAATAAATTAAGCGTTCCCTGAATATTTATATCTACTGTCTCTTCTGGGTGTTCATTCCCATAATCTACATTAATCTGAGCCGCTAAATGATAAACCTCGTCTACCTGAGAAACAAGTAAGTCAACTAACCCTTTATCCCTAATATCACCCTCTACGGTGTTGTGCATCCTTCTAGTAGACCATCTACCGTTGTCCAACCCAATAACTTCGTATCCCTTATTCTCAAGATACTCCATTAGATGTGAACCTATAAAACCATTTGACCCGCTAATCATTACTCGCATAAACTTTGTCCCAGAGGGAACCGAAGTTCCCTCTAGTATCAAAACTTGTGAGTTTTGTTTTTCTACTACATTAGTACGCTTGGAAAATCGTCTCGAAGAAATCTGTCAATGTACTTGGGAACAGGACATTACATCCATGACCCTTGGCATAACGCCCAGAGTTTCCTAATACATCTTCATTATCTCCCGTATAGATTTTCTCTCCAAGTTGATTCCAAAGTACACAAACTGCACTTGGATTCAAAACCTTAGAAGCAATATTGGCTTTCCAACCATATACATCCTGCATATTGAGAATGTCTGATTTCTGAGAACCAGATTCCTTATAAGTCTTGAAGCCCCCGTCAATCTCTGTAACACCGAAAGCGTCTTTGCCGAATATTACCATGCCATACGTCTTGTATGCCGAGGCAGAATCCATTGAGAACATTTCCGCTGATAAAGATGAACCTGGAGCTATTGGAGTTTTTGTCGAAGTCATTACACGACAATTAAATACCTTACCTACTTCATAGTCATACATCTTTTCAGGATTCTGATATTGTGCCCAACCACTAAAGGATGAGTCAGAATATAGAGTCTGAAGTTGATTTGGATGAACGATACCGAGATAGTTATTCTCGTTATCATAAGTAGGAGCATTTACTGACTGTAACTGAGTAACAGCTACACGAATATCTGATAATGCTAATCTGGCATTAATACCTGCTGAGAGTAATGATAGACGAGGGTCGCCTACATTAGCCGCACCGATTGTTTTGCCTGATAGTCCACCATCTACTTTTACATAGTGATTGACTTGTGTGTCAGCAACGATAGCTTCAATGATGTATTGTTCAACGGAATCTGTGGCTTGGTCAGCCATAATTTCCATTGCGTAAGCATCAGTGTTAATTACCGATGTGAGTCTTGCATAATCAGATACATTAACTGTATCTCCGATTTGCTGTAACAATGCTGAAACTTTATTCGTAGAAATAGTCTTGTTGCCAGACATTGGATAGCCCTCTGAGAGAACAAATCCAGGTTGTCCTAATGCAACTTTTCTATTCCATACAACACTTGAACCCGCATTTTGCGGAAGTGGTTTCTTAGCTGCGAAAGTATAGAAACGCCAGTTTGGTCTCATCCATTCTAGCATCGCTTTATCATAGTAAGAAGTGATTGTATTGCCTAAAGAAGCAGCGGTTGTAGTAGAAGGTGTGCCACTTGGAAATGCCATGTGTTTAGCCTTCTAACCTCCTTATTTATGTCTTCCCTGAGCGTCTGTCTGAAATCTCTTTAAACATTTCATACTCTGGTCCAAGAGCATCAGCAATTTCAGCTGTGCCAACATTCTTGTCAGCAATAGCTTCATCAATACCTACTGGTTTTATGCCAGATGGTTTTGCTGTTTCTACTTGGGCTTTTTGTTTGGCCTCTACGTTAGCATTGGCCTCATTAACGCCTTGGGTGTGAGATGTTCTCTTCACGTTGTCATAACTGACTAATTTGAAGGCATCTTCCATCGAAAGAGAAGGGTTTTCCTTTACTTTATTAGCTACTTGTGGGGCAACCTGTTTGAAACTATCACCGTGCCTATTAAGCATATCCGTGAGTTCCAGTTTTGCGATGGTTGGTGATAGTAATTTGTTAAACTCTTCCCGTATAGCGGGGCGAGCTTGGTCAATTACTGATTTCACATCATCAGCAACCTGTTTCTCAGGTGTACTTGTAGATTCGGTGGTCTCATCAGTTTTGTCCACAAAGAGCTTTTCAAGCTCAGACCTTTCCATTTCGACTTTTGTGTTTTGAGATTCTAGTTTGGTATACGATTGAGCAATTTCTTCGGCAGACTTGCCTTGAAACTTCTCAGGCATCTCAAACTTCTTCTCTTCAACTTCCTTAGATTCTCCCTTTTCAGGGGTCTTTGGTTGCTCGACACCAACAGCATCGTTTTGCGAGGTTTCATCGCTTGACGTGTCGGGCGTCTTTGTCTCCGCATCTACTTGTCCTTGCGGGGTAGTTGTAGCGGATTCTTGAACGTTATCCATATACGTTATCCTTTTCCTCCTTTATTTAAAAGGTTCATTCTTTCTCTTATTTCTCCTTTTCTTGCAAGAGTAAATCTGAATATTTTTTTAATTCCTCGTAAGGCCTCAATCTGACCTCGAATTCTACCCAAATCTTTTTCTTCGGAAGTCTCAAGCATATCGAAAAGCATTTCAACTTTTTTATCAATGAGTTCTTTCTCGAAGATTTGAAAGTCGGGGTTGAGTAATAAACGGTCATATACATCAATCCTTCCAATCTCCTGATTTAATATATCTTTATTTCTTTCTACCTCTGTTTTTTCCTCCTGCATAAAATTATTCTCCTAATGCTTTTTTACACTTTTCTAACATTGATACTTCTCCTCTTAAATAACCAGCATTTTCTGGGTTATCGTGATGTGTGACACCAATTTTAATGTCAAACTCAATACCATCAAGTTTACTCCCTTTAGGAATGATTACTTTTTCTACTACTTTTTTTAAATTCTTCATACGTTTGTTTTAGTTGTTAATGATTCTTGTATCTTAGCTGCTTTCTCAGCATTAGATATTTTATTTTCTCTCATCTTGGTTGCCACCTCATCAGGATTAGATTTAATCCCTTCCTTTTTATCCAATAACTGAGCTACAGCATCAGGCATCATATCACCCTTTAAGCTAAAGTTAACTTTCGGGTCTTCTGGCGGTTCTGGTGGCGGTGGTTGTGGTGGTTGTAGATACTTCTCAACATTCTTCTTACCAGATTTCTCAATGATGTCAGCAGCCAAAGCAGCCACATTGAACCCAGGCACGTTTGCCAAGGTCTGTAAGAGTTGAACGTCTTGTTGCATCTGTTGAAATTCATCTAAGAATTCTATTTCTATATCTAAATCAAAGTTAGATTTTATATCTTCTGGTAATAAAGGAACAAGCATGGCTTCCCCTTCTTTACCTATAATTCTTATAACAGTTGGTTGGTCCATAAATTGTTGGTCAAGCTCTAGGAATTTTCTACCTATTCTGATAATACCCTGTTTCATTTGGCTAACCTTAGCGTTAAATCGCTTGTCAGCTTGATTGATAGCACCTTGCCATGCAGTCGCTGTTCTGTTAATCACGCCACCTTGTGTACCACCCATAGGCGATACTAAGGCTCCTGATAGCGGACTATTAGCACCCGTTGACCGTTCCATATCAGATTTGATAATTGATTCCTCTGTAAAGGCTTCTGCTGGTACAGTCTGTCTTTCATTTGCAATCAAACCATCTGGTCTTGTAAGATGAATAACTCCACCAGGTCTTGAAACAAGTTCATCTTCAAACTGAACGCCACCTGCAATTACTTTCCACATAGAGTTCAAGTTGAGCTTCACGTTATCCATTCGCTGATTCCTAACATCATTTAACTCATTCTGTAAACTCATGTTAGGTTCAATCTCACCAATACCATAGAACTCATGAGGTATGATTGTATCCCTTACTATTACAAATGGATTCCAAGTAGCATAAGGATTCTCATCACATCTAAGTACAATTCCATCGGCTACTACTATAATATAATTCTTGCCTTGAAAATCTCCCCAATATTCCAAAACCTCATATCTCTTTCTTGTACCGTCTTCTGCTGTGACTCCCATAACCCCTAATCTCTGTAACCTTTCTTCATTATCTTGTGCACTGCCAGTACCTTTTTTTAATTGCTTTAAAGCCTTCTTATCATAATTTGGATTCTCCTCTAAATCTTTAATATCTCTTTCTACCCTATGGATAACATATTTAAGTTCATCCTGATTCCTAGCTTTAGGGTCTGGAAAGAAGTCAAATATATCAACAACTTCAGGGTTAGGCATATTATCTTTCCAAGTAACCTTCGCTACTGCTGTACCATAAATCAAGGCTTCTTTGGTTAGCTCCTCTATGATAGATTCCATATCAGTCCTTGCAAACTGAAACTTTAGTAAGTCTGTAAAGGCTTCAGCATTAGCTGTGTCAGTTCCTTCTACAGGTAGGGTCTTAAAAGTCCTCTGAGCCTGAGCGACCCGAGGAGCGATTGTCTCTACAATTTCAAAAGTCTTTGGAATGAATAGATTTGAACGCCATGGAAGTTGACCTTCTCTTAGATAACTTCTATAGAGTTCGTAGTATTCTTGAAATCTTGTAAAATAAGATTGCGTAAAATCAGAGGCAACACTATAACGACTTGTCACCAAATCTAAAGCTTTCACTAGCTTTACTTTTCTTGTTAATTTGTCCCCCGATTCTTTATAAGGCATAATTAATAACCCGTATATTTATTATATTTATATTGTTGATTAGTATTTTGACTACTTCTTGTTACTGAAAACTTTGGTGGAAGATTGTAAGTAGCAAGCATCAAAGAAGTTACACCGTCATCGTGGCGTCCTGAAGGAGCACCATAGCGGTATCTACCTGACGGAAGTTTCTCATAGGTATATTCTTTTAATTCATCTATCAGCCACTCACATCTAGGGATTTTTATATTTCCATGGTTGAACATAACTTCTAACTGTTCTACCATTTGCATCTTTGATTTATTAGTAAATTTTATTGGTGTGATTCCTAAACCTTTTTTAGTCAGGGAATCATACATAGGGTCTCCCATTCCTGTAGTATCAAACTGAATCTCTGGAGCCCCTGCATCTGTAGTCCAACGGTTAGCTTCATTCTCTATCTTTGTATATAACAATTCAGCATCTACCTTGTTAGTACGATAAACATATTTAACTTTCCAATCAGTTAAATCAATCACAGAAATGACTGTCCAATCCTGACGTAAGGCAGGGTCAACACCCAATCGGTATCTGTGACCTGCTTCAGGAAACTCTCTCCATTCATCTACTACAGCATTATCTATTTTAGAAAAAACTCTACCAGCATCATCATCGAATACACATTCGTATTCTTGCTTGTAGAATCTTTCCATTGTTGTTTCTTTTTGTTCGGCGAGGAACCCTTCGGAGAGCAAATCCTGACCCCGTGGGGTACCCTCTTCTAGGCTGAGCGTTGGAAGTGTCGCTGGCAAAAGCCAGGATTTCCAATTATTCATACCGTCTCTCCCAAGTTTGAAGACGTCATAGAAATGGTCCCTGCCATTGGGAGTGCCGATGAACATCGCATCACCCCCTGTTTGACCTAGCTCAGGACGAATAACTTGGTCCCATATATGGGGCTTCATGAATGCGTACTCGTCCATCAACGCAAAGTACAGGCCAGGCCCACGAAGCGAATCTTCTTTATCTGCCCCTTTAAGGTTCAAGATACATCGATTCGTAAGTCTAATCTCTAAATTGGATTCGTTTGGTCTTTTAAGGAGACACCACTTAGGAACCATGTCTTTGAGTAAATCCCAAGCAATATCTTTAGCTTGTTTGTAAGTGGGTCCGATATAGGTAAAACGGGGAACCCTCATGTCCCCCTCTTTTGAAAAACCAGCTTGGCACTGATAAGCTTTCATAAACAAATACATAAGTGCCATAACCGTCTTCCCACTCTTACGGTGGGCTACGATTACCTTGTATTTTGTTTTATCCTCTAGGATGTCCTTTTTAGGATTTCCTATTATTTGTGCCTGCCAGCTTCTAGGTGTAAAATCTTCAGCTAATGACAATTTCTTTTATCATTTTAATTTTTATTTGTAATCCATCTCTATAATCCCAAAATTTATTTTCTATCCACTTAATGGCTTTGTTATATGGAATAAGTCCAGCATCTACAAATTCATATAAATCAAACCATTTTTCATCAAGTCTACCATAACCAGAAGAATGAAATCCATCTTTAAAATAGATACAACCAGGACTTAACCATGTTATTTCTTTTCTTTGACAATATCTAGCAGAAAAATGAATTATATCAAACTTGTGTGCTAATTCTCCTACTTTTAATTTAAAACTAGGGGTTTTATGAAAACTTTGAAAACAAAATTTTTCGGCAATATCCTTTTCTTCAAAAGTCAATTCATGTTCAACTAAATCATCCCAAAACTCATCTAGTTTATCTCCACATGAATTTCTACTATACCAATTATAATCATTTTCAAACCATTTTCTAAAATTCATATACCCTCCTTATTTTTTACGTTTCTTTAACCTACCAAATAACCGTTTATGACGAGATTTTCTCCACATCTTCTTTCTACGGTGTTTCCTCACTTTCTTCTGTTTCTTCTTCTTTGCGTTTGGCACTATATATACTTATTTAATAACCTATAATTTGGTGGTCACGTTCGTGTTTTTACTAATATCTTTAACCGCCTCTTAACGGAAAGCCTTACGGCACACTAGAACCCACAAGGTATGGGTTATGACCTATCTAGATTTCCTATTAAAGAACCAAATTACAAGTTACAAATCGTCTGCTGTTGTTGGTGTTCCTGGCATATCATTTAATCTATTTAATAAAATATTTATTATAAACTCTATTTGTTTAGCATGGTCTAGGTCTCTTTCATCAATCTTCACTGAGACCCTCTTCCCTTTATCTGAGAGTGTTAGTTTCATTTAATTTAATCCAAAGTTTAGCTACTGCTTCTTCTGGGCTATCACATACTGGACCTATACCATCCCTTGAATTTGCCCACCATTTTGAACCAGAAGCGTGTTTTTGTATAGTTTGTAATGATGTTGTTGCATCTATAAGTTCAGATAAGGTTGGTGCTTTACACTCTCCTTTATCCCTATCAATAACATCACCAACTTCTGCTACAAATAATTGAGCTATATCATCATAATAGAAATCTCCCCAATTTAATTCTTGTTCCCATCCAGCATCTTTAAGTTGTTTGGCTAATGCATCTTTAAGTTGTTTGGCTAATTTATAGCGCATATTTTTATGTTATAATATATTTCGCCACCCCATGGTGAAACCTCTTTTTACCTAATGTTTATGGGGGTTAAATGAAATAGGGTCTTTTTATACCCTTCGCTAAAGTTAGCCCTTATTCTAATTCTTTTAGTAATTTCTCTTTTTTTTGTCTATCTTTATTTGCTTTATCATAACCCTCGTTATAGGATTTTGTTTTCTCTTGTTCAATAAAAGATTCCAAACGGAGAAGTGAAAAGTTATTTAAACCATTATTTAAACGCTTTTTTATAGCTTTTATCATATTTCTTTATTATTCCTATGGTTTTTCTTTGTGACTCCTATGGTTTATATCCCATAATATAGTTACTTACACGCTAGCCCCCCCCTATTGGGTGTACCCCCCTTGGTTTGTATATATATCGTTTATCAGTATAATTAGTATTATACTGCGTTACTATCTTCTTCGCTAGGGTTAGCCAACTTCTTAGGCTTGTCTTTGTTAGCAAACCATAGGGCTGATGGCTTAATCTCTAATGATACCGGGTCATCACTGTACTGTGCCCTTACTTCCTTATTGTTGTGATGTTTAAGTCTTACTATGTTAGCTAATGCTGACTTATGGCCCATGTTATCAAGGTTATCTTCCAATCCTTCGGCATGAATACGTTCAATTCTCTTTTTATCAATCGAGAAACCTTTGTTTAACTTAGTCCAAGTGTCTACTGTTTCGTGGTCTACCTTAATGTATTCACTTGCTTTATATACCTTGCAACCATTCCTCTTATACTCCATTAGCCATTTAGCCATTAATTCTTTGCTCTGCTTTCTGGGTCTTGCCATTATGTTTTATGTTTAATATCTGAATAATTAGGGTATTCTTTTAAGTAAGGATTGTCTTCCTTTGTGTTATAATATTCAAGCCTTTCAATCAGCCAGTCTAGGAATTGCCAAACTTTATCCACAAGTTTATTTAAAGTTTTATAGTTATACACAATTATATAGTTAATAGGTAGGTTATTTAATAGTTATTAACGGTATTTACTAGCATTTAATGCTTGACAAGTCCTAAAATATAAATTATACTACCTTATAGAACTGTTAGTAACATTTACAACTTAATATAATCGTTGGTAGTATCGACGTTAGAACTTAGCCTTTGAGATACTACCTTAAAGGCTATTTTTAATAAGTAATATATAAATTATGAAAAATGACTACAATGGGTGGAAAAATAGGGAAACTTGGAATATCGCATTATGGTTTAATAATGACCAAAACCAGTACAATTTTACTAAAAAATGCGAGAATTTTCAACAATTTAGAGAGGGTATGACCAATTTAGGAGTTACCCAAACTGAAGACGGAATAAGTTATTGGAGTGATAAACTAGACATCAAAGCACTAGACGAGGCTATACAAGAGAATCATGTCTAACTTATTGACACTTTAGCCATTATATTGGATAGTGGCTAGGAGTTAATAATTTAATAACTAACGATAAAACTATGAAAAACATCTACAACAAACAAACCTTAATAAATATGCTCAAAGAGTATGTTAATGAGGACTATGGAAAACTTATTGAAAAAGAGCTAACAAATGGCAGGAAAGAACTTGCCAAAGAGTACGAAACAGAACAAAATGAAATTTTAGAAAGTATTGAACTATTAACTAACTAATAAAACTATGAAAACTAAACAAAATGCACTAGAACTAATTAATAAAATGATTGATAAATCTATTAAGCGTCAAGATAAAGAGGATTATCAACGCTTACAACGACTGCATACTGAAATAGTCAGGTCAATAGAATTAATTAATCAAAGAGTTTAATAATTAAAGAAATGATTATGAAAAACCAAGAAGAATTAAAACAACTAACTCATGAGGAACTACAAACTAGAGAACTTAATACCTGCGACAAGTGTAGTGATATTGAAAGCACTTATGACTTAATATGGATAACAGCAGAAGATTTTACCCCTAAGAAAAATGAAAAAGTACCAA